AGCAGGATAAGATTGCTCAAAAGTCACAGGAAATCTTTCTAAAAATGCTTCGTTGAGCACATTGGTTCCAATAAACCTACCATCCTCTGAACCCTTACCTTTGGTATTAGCAGTCGCAAAAACATTGAATCCAGAAGAGGGTTTTACAAACTTACCAATCTTTTTCAGAAAGACACCTTTACCTTCCAATACAGATTGAAGACAAAGTATTTTATTAGAAGCAAGATCAATCTCATCCAAAAGTAAAATAGCACCACGTTCGAGTGCTTCAATCACAGGTCCATTATGCCAGACAGTTGCACCGTCTACAAGACGAAAACCACCTATCAGATCATCTTCATCAGTCTCAATCGTAATATTTACACGAATCAATTCACGTCCAGTTTGAGCACAAGCTTGCTCCACAGAGAACGTCTTACCATTACCCGAGAGACCCGTAATAAACGTTGGGTAAAAAATACGGGACTGAATAATTTTTTTAATATCGTTGAAGTTACCAAACTTGACGAAAGTATCATCTTTATCAGGAATAAGATTTTGTTCCAAAGCAGGAAGAGCAGCAGGAGAAGAAAAACTACGTTCTATTTCTTTTACCTTTTCTTGCGTCACTTCCAAGTTCCACTTACCACGAGAAGTCTTATATTTTTCAAGATTTTTTGTAACGGTTTGATAGGCACTTCCATTACTAGCACACCAACCACGAATGTCGGCACCAGTAATTTCCGATCCAAAAAGTGATCTCAGAGAAGAAACGATATAATCGGGAGTCATTTTGAGACGGAGCATAGTGAATGGTTTGTTTCAACATAGTCATTATAACAGCAATCAGAGTCTCAAAACCACCCTACTGGACGGTTTCCAAACTGTCTCTAATTTCACTCAGACGGTTTAGACTTACTAAATGTCCTTTATATCCAGGATAATATTTTTCTACAAGAGCACCAATACCCATCGCAGTAATGGCACTCTCACACTTCAAATAAACTCTTTTATTTTTGTGATCTACAGCACAGGGCATTCCCCAGATTTCGTTTTTCATTTTAATTCGTAATCAGGATACTTTTGTTTAACTCTATCTCTAAATTGACCATTAAATGTAGGAGGATTCAATTCTCTTTTTTGAGTAATCACTTTAGTATTGTGATCAATGATCAAAAGTTTGTCCATGTTGTCAGTTTTTTTCATTTGGGATTCATTTAAATTGTAATTTCTTTTTACCAACTATGGTTGCACCTTCACCTGGGTTTAATGGTAAATTTGCATCTCTAGTTGACATTTTACCTTGATCATATTTTTTCCCCAATTTAGGATCAGCATCAGATCTTCTAGAAGTTCCCAACCATGATGCTTTAGGTTGTGATCCTAGTTTTTGTTTAATAAGAACACTATCTTGATCACCTTCTTTAGAATTAGGTTCTTGATTTTTTTTCTGTTTTAATCCTCCTTCTTGTCCTAGTTTAGATGCAACTTTTTTAAACTTTCTCTTACCCATTTTACCAGATGAAACTACAAATGATTTTTCTGTTTGATCTTCTGTTGTTCCAGTTTCACGATAAGCACCTTTAGTTTGTGTTGGCCCAGGAAGTCCAGCACCACGAATACGTTTAACAAGTCTATCTGATCTTTGATGTTTTTCTTTATTAGTTTTATCTGATCTATCAGAAGACACTATAGCAACACCTCCTTTTTCAATCTTAGAAACAATCCTACTTAAAGATTTCTCTTGAAGATCATGACATTCTAGCACAAATTCCTTAAAAGTCTTCATTTTAATCTTTTTAGGTATTTATCATACAACTAACTCCATAAACTGTCCCAGAACTTTTTTATTCAATTTTTTGATCTTGAGACTTTTTACAAAAGCACTTTTAATCTGTGACTTTGTGGCATCTTCGGCAACTTCAAATTCAGAATCTTGTGAGAGAGTGGATGCAGAAAGTCCAAAGTAAGCATCATAACTTGAATCTAAAATATTTAGACTCCGATTCTTCTTCCAATCAGATAAAATTTTACCGTATTGAGGAGATAATTTGTTGTAATAAAGACTCACAAAATTGGATGTATCACGATTCTGAAGTACACGAATACCGATCATATTAACTGTTGGAAACTTGTCCTTGAGATTTGATATCAAAACTTCGGTAAATTTGTGATATTCATACCCAAACTTATAAGTCGTTCCGATCTTACGATCACGAAGAAAAGTTTGTCCAGGAGAAATACCACGAACACCAATATAAGGTTCCGATTCTGATTTACGTTTGACTTCAATATGATATGGAAGGCAATTTGCCTCACCATCAGTCAGAACTACACACTGAACTTTTTGAAGTTTATTTTCTCTCTGAAAATTAGGAAGAATTTGATGTAGGGCAATCAGTGCCTCATTCAGTGGAGTGCTGGAGAGATATAATCGAGTTGGAGCAACATATCTACATCCACACCCATATGGATTACGAAGAGCAATAGTCAGTCTCCAAATATTGAGCATCTGATGCTCCAGAGTTTTCATATTTACTTTACTTGTAAGAAGATTCAGTAAAGAAAAATCATCGGCAACATAAATCAATCCTTCTCGTTTTTCATAATGTGGAGAATAAACTTCTTGAGACTTTGATGGGCTTCTCCATTCATTTGTAAAGGCATAAACCTCAAAAGGAATTGATACTTTTTTACAAAACCAGATTAAATTAAAAAGTTGCTTACAGGTGTCCTGAATAACTTCATTCATTGATCCACTCCAATCCAGAATAAAAATCAACCCGTGATTTTTACCATCAGGAACCACATTTATTTTTTTGAACAAATCCTCATTATACTTGTAGGTATGAAGACGGGCAGTATCAAGAACTCCTGTGCGAGCAGTTGATGTTCGGGAATAAGAATCTGCTGCCTTACGACACTCAAATTCCTTTACAAGATAATTGACTTCCTTTTGAGCAGAAGTCTTAAATTGCTTATAAGACTTATCTGCTTCTTCATATAAATTAAGATTATGAATTGTATCATTATTAGCATCAATATATTTTTTTTGTCTTTCAAAATTTTCATCAATATATTGATGAATCTCTGAATTTTTAGCAATTATAGTTTCTAGGTTGAGATGTGGAAGTTCAACATAAACATTATCTCGGTTATCACTACTTACAAGACTCTCAATTTTTTCACGAAGAGCATCGGCAGTGCGAACTTCTGGTTCTTGTGAAGAAAGATCTGGTATTGTTTGATTTCCACTAGAATTTCCGGAAGATTCTTCTGGTTGTTTTGATTGTGGAGATTGTTGTTGATCGTTTTCACTTTCTTCGGTTTCTCCTGTCTGTTCACCAGAAGAGGAATTGCCTTGTTGTTCGGAATCGTGAGAATCTAGATTAGCAACCTTTTGTTGTTTCTGTTGTTCTTCCTTACAATACTCATAAAGTTTCTCTGCGGCAATAATCACATCTGTAAAAGTTTCACAGGAATCAATACACTCAACAATTTCCTTTTCTTTGGAATTGAAATTTAGAGGAGAAAGAAAATTACCAACCTTAAAGTAAAGGTTTGTTTTATCAGCAAGATTTAAGGTTTCTAAATCTTCGTCAGCAATCTGAAAGAAGTCCTCATCATTTAATTCTTTATATCCATTATAAAAAGTTTTTGCAAGTCCTGCATACTTGCGTTTCATTAATTTTTCAATACGGGCATCTTCTACAATATTCACAAATTGTTGAGGAATTGTATTATTCTCAAACCAGTCATCATCAGGAGTGAAGAGTGCATGTCCGCATTCGTGGGCAACAAGTAAATCATACACATTATTACTTGCCTTATCCCACAGAGGCAGAGTCAGAACACGAGTATGAACATTAAAACAGGCAGTCGCAACTTTTTTATGCTCTACCACAAGATCTTCGGTAGCAAGCAGTTTTGCGAGTTGAGACTTGATTTCGTGACTAACTGGCATGAGTTTTGTTTTGTATACACTCATAATACAACGAAAGGTTGTCCTCTGGACAACTGCTGTGCCACCTTATAAAGTGTCTATATTATGATCCGATCCGACTAAACCCTTTTACTTTTTCAAATTTTATAACATTATCAAACTTATCATCTAAACCAGTCTTATGAGAGATTACAAATATATTAGCATCCTTTATCGTATATTTAATAATCTTAAGAAATTCTTCGGTTCCAAATCCATCTAAAGAACTATCAAATACTTCATCTAATATCAGAAGATTTGTATTTACAGAATTTTTAAATCCAGCAACTTCTCTCCAAGTAAAAAGGAGTGCCAAATCTATTCTCATCTTTTCACCCTCACTAAAGGAGGCATAAGAAAAATCTTCGTGAATTGGTGACTGAACAGTTTCATTAAACTCTTCGTCCAGAGTGAAATTAATATAAAAGTCCATCATTTGTAAATACCGATTTACCTGCTGATTTATCAGGGGAAGATATTTCTTAATGATTTTGGACTTAACACCACCATCCTTCAGTAATCCATATGCAAAATCATAATAATTAATGGAGTCTTTTTTAACTGCCAATTCATCATAGGTTTTCTGAAGAGTTTCTCTGAAAGACTCTAGTTTTTCGTGCTCAGTATTTTTGTTTTTAAGTTGATTGGTAAGTGTTTGAATTTCTGATTCAAAATCTCTGATTTGTCTTTGACATCCAGAGATTTTAGTATTGTTTTGAGAAACTTCATGCGTGAGTTTTGTAATCTCCTTGGAAAGAATATTAAATTGACGCTCTCTTTCTTCTTCTGATTTGATAGTTTCCTCAAGTTCTTGATAACCCGATTGTAACTCCTTTGCTTTATTTTGAGCGTCTGTAATCCTATGTAGTCTGAATGTCTCATCAATCTCTTGAGTACAGGTAGGGCATACCGTATTTTCAGTAAAAAACTTATGCTCTGTGGTAATCGTAAGAACCTTTTGTGAGATTTTACCTTTAAGATTTCCCAGTTTACGAAGTTTATCTGCGGCACCTGTGACTTCTTCTTGCTCTTTAATATACTTAAAAATACTTTCCTCAAGTGAAGAATTTTCTCTCATATAAATGTCAACTTCGGTATCTAAATTGGCAATCTTTTTTTGATTGTCATTTATCTTGGCATTTCCACGATTTTCCAACTCCTCAATAAAGTTTCTTTGCATTTCAACCTTATCAAAGAGAGATTCCTTTTTGAGTTCTAAAGTCTTTACTTCTTCTCGAATCTGACGAATCTTTTCTTTAATTACAGTGTTCATAGAAGAGAAAATCTTTATGTCTAAAAGATCTTCAATTACTTCCCTTCTGTGAGCCGCAGGAAGTTGCATAAAAGGAACAAAAGTGCTGCTACCCAAAATTACAATTTGAGTAAAAGACTTATAGTTCATTTTGAGAACTGTTTGTTCTAACCACTTCTGCTGATCTACAGATGCGGATGCCTGATCCAAAACTTCACCATTTCGATGAATTTCAAAAATATTTGGTTTGATTCCACGAACAACCTTCCACTCGGTAGTTCCAATGGTAAACTCAACTTCTACAATACAATCCTTCTCATTTACGGTATTAATGAGTTGTGGTTTATTAATTTTCCGAAAACTGCGTCCAAATAAAGAAAAACACAAAGCGTCTAAAATGGTACTCTTACCTGCTCCATTTACACCAATAATTAGATTAGTAGTATTTAATGTAAAATCAACTTCAGTAAATTGGTTTCCAGTAGATAATAGATTTTTCCATTTTATAGTTTTGAATAAAATCATGTCAATATTTTGGTGGAATTACAATATCGTTTGGAGTAATAACAGTATACTTATAATCATTCAAATTACAAGTTTGCAACATAACATCGTCTTCAATCATAATTATACGCATTTCTGGATAATCATCATCTTTTAGCATCATACAATATCTTTCGGCATCATCCTCTTCCTCAAATAGATAGAGAATTTTTTCTCCATGCTCATTTAAAACTGAATATGCCCCCTCTTTTTCTCTTCCCTTTATTGTGAGTATAAACATTTTTAGACTAACTCACATGCTTCCTGATATATTTCTTTGAACATTTTTTGAATTATTTTTTTGTCCAGATTTATTTCCGATTCTTCAATATATCTGTTCAGAACAGAAAGAGTGTCTTCTGACTCAAATGCTTCAAAATTTTCATTTTCTTCAATTTGAAAGTTCTCAACAATTTTGAGTTCTGCTACATTTGAAGTATAAAGTTTATCAATAAACTTTTCAAACTTTTTAGTATTTGTTTTTTTACGAACGATAACTTTTACAATTTTATTTTCATATTCACGAGTATCAAATGTCTGATAGTTTGTATCCTCATAGTGAATGATATAATACATTCGATAAGGATTATCTACAGGAGTATGTTCTAGTGTTTCAGTATCAAAAATATGAAATCCACGAGTATCATTTACATCATTCCAATACATTTCATAAGGATTTCCCAAATAAAAAACGACACCATTAGTAGAACGAGTATGATAATGCCCAGAAAATACTTTTGTAAACTCATCAAAAACTATAGAATCCATACCATCATCCATCGTATGTCCACGATAGGCTTCAAATCCATTTAGTTCCAAGTGTCCCATCGCAACCTTACATCCACTTTTTTTGATGAGACGTAAAGTTTTTTCTTCATTATCGGCACATATCCATGGAATGAAAAGAGTATTCAAATTTCCTATTTTAACTACTTCTGGATCACTATAAGTTTTGATATTAGAGTAATTTTGAAGTAGAAGAGATGGGGAATTTACATTATTCGTGTTCTTATAATATGCATCGTGATTTCCCACTAACATATGAACATTATATTTTGAAAGAGGATCTAAAACAACTCTTTTTGTCCATTCTAAACTTTGATAATCAATTGATTTACGACTATCAAAGGCATCTCCCATATGAATAACAGTTGTAATCCCGTGCTGTTCCAGTGTCGGGAAAAAAATGTTTTTATAAAATGACTCAAAATAATCTTGAAAAAGTTTAGAACCTTTTCGGCAACCATAGTGAGTGTCAGTGATGATTGCGACTTTCATTCAATAACGAAGTTTAGAGTGGATTCCATCCTTGATGCTATTATAGTCTGAATAGTTTCCTGTGTCAACTGTATTGTCATCAGTGAATACCTCACTAAATCCAGAACGTTCAAGAATCTTATTTTTGATTTCTAACTGACGCTTTTCTCTTTGAATACGACGAAGAAAGGCATAGTAAATAATTTGAGTAAAATAAGCAAAAGGATTTTCAGATTTATTTGGATTGAAATTATGAATATATTGAACACAATTTTCAATTCCATCACAAATCATATCTTCCTTGAACATATAATTTACAAAGTTTGGTTTAAATGAAAGATGATTTGCAATCTTTAAAAAGCATTCACCTATGTAACGTGGTATCACAGGTTTAGGTTTATCTTGAAGAGAAGCAATCTCAACATCTTCCCTATACTTAATAAGAGCAGCAAGAAAATCTTTATTATTTACGTAATGATCTGACCTTTTTCTTTTAGTCATAACATTTGTTGTTATCATAAGTTTTACTCATTATTATGTAGATATTATAGCACTTCTATAAAGAACTTGACAAGTTTCGTAAATACGTTAGAATAACCTTTGTGAGGGTTGAAAAGATTAGTATTAAGTAATTAGAGATACTTAGCTAATATTATAAAGTTTCTCCAAAATTTCTTTAGCATCATTTACATTTGAAAGATATCCCATTTTTTTACTTGGTTTTGATTCATTGATTTCTTTTGTATCTAATTGTCTAATATATGATTGATACATTATAATCATTTCAATATCAAAAGACTCTGACATGGTAAGAACATCATTCAAATTTATAACAAACATATTTCCTGTTGTTGTTTTAATCCATGGTTCAAATTTATATCCAGAAACTCCAAATCTATTTTTAATTTCTGATACTATAATAGGATTTAGAATAATTAGCAGTGTCTTATCATCTTCTTCAACAGGAGATACTTTAGCAAATATTTCTTCACCTGTTTTTAGTTTTATTGTTGAGTAAAAATCTTCTTCCATTAGTTTTTGAGTTGTATAGTAATTATTTCATAATTAAATTTTTCTTCATTATAAATTTTGATTCTTTCTATAAAGTGATTGAGCGTATAATTTTTTCTTGAATTACAAGTACAATCATCGGCAATATCATAAAGTGTTGCTTTGACTTTATCTTTACCTTTACGAAGAACTCTTCCAATACTCTGAAGATTTCGTATTCTTGATTTACTTGGAGAAGCAAATATTACATTGTGTAGATTTTTGATATTGATACCAGTGGAAAATGTTCCATAGGAAGCAACTATAATAGCATTCTTTTCTTTTTCAGTAATCTCACGAACTAATTCTCTTTCTTCGGCACTCACTCCACCGTGAATAAAAAATACTTTACGATCACTTTGCTTATTTTTATTTATATTTTCGTAAAGTATTGCTCCGTGTGTTTCTACTCTTGAATATAATACCAGAGTGTTTCCCTTTAGATCTAAAGTCAAGTTTTTGATAAATCTATTTCTCTGTTCGTGAGAAATAAGATATTGTATTTCATCCTCATAAACATCAAACTTTTGAGGAGAATGTTTGAGGACAATACACTGAATATCTAACTGTGAAAGATGACCCTGTTTCATCAACTCATCAGTTCTCGTAACTTTATAAGAAGGACCAAACAATCCCTCCAATACCCATTTATGAGTCTGAGTACCATCAAGAGTACCGGTAAATCCAAAACGATACTTTGCATGATGAAGTTTAGTCATAATTTGAATCAGTGACTTACTCTTGAATAAATGAGCTTCATCACCTATAATGACATTATAATCCTCAAAGAAAGATCTTTCCAATTTATAAATAGACTGCCAGGTTGTAATTGTGACTGGGTGTTCATTTGTCTTCTCTCTACCAGAATAAATCTTGTGACAATATGATTCAGAATCCCAACCATAATCCTCAAAATCCTTATACATCTGCTCTACAAGAGATGTCGTTGGAACAACTAAAAGAATTTTTTGCCCTTTATCTACATAGTATCTTACGATTGAATAAATCATCAGAGATTTTCCTGAGGCAGTGGGTGATATCAGCAGTTTTCGATTATATTTTAGAGCATCGTATACTCCATCCACTTGATAATCACGAGGAGTATGAGAGCAAATAGAACTCATATAATCCTTTACACCCTCTAATGATATTCCCTCATTTACCTCAAAAGGTTGACCATAAAATTTATTATCTTCAAACTTATATGTGTAATTGAATTGTTCGCAAAAATTTATAACTTTATCTAAAAGACCCACGTATATTTGCTTACTTCTAATATCAAATAGATGTATTTCTCCATTCCAATTTCTTCCTCGATACTGAGGCATAAATTTTGCACCGGGAACTTCAAATTTGAAATAATCTCTCAGTTCATATTCAATATGAGGTTCTGTTTTTATTTTTAAAAATACTTCGTTAGACTTAGATATGATAAGATTTTCTGTATTATCTGTCACAAAGATTCATATGTCTGTGAGTATTTATTCACCCCAATCCAGCATTAAATCGCAGAAATTCAATTGAGTTCTTAATTTGATATGTGCGATTTTGAATAACTTTAAGTATGCTTTCAAGATAATATAGCATTGTATCATAATAACAAATTTTCATATTAATAGATGAAAGTTTATCATCTGCATCAAGATATTTTTGCATAGTTTCTTTATCGCGGATTTTTTTGGGAAATGGATTCTCCACATAAACATCTGGATCTGCTTTTCCAGAGAAGTATTCATATCTTTCGTGATGAATATTTTTCTTTTGTTGCTCTGCTTTTTTTCTTAAAAGAACGATTGTATTATAAAGATCAAAATATTTTGCGTGAAGAACTGGTATATTTAAAGATTCTGTATGTAGATTATCTGGATCTATTTTTGCGTCCTTTTCCCACATCTCTTGAATTTTTTCAAGATCAATACTCATAAAGCATTTCCACTTAAATCAGTTATACTGTAGATAGTATACTTGAAACTTACCTCTGCTGTAAAGTACTGAATGTCTGTTTCTGTTGCATCGAAAGATAAAGTTGATAATGAATATGGAAATAAATCTTTAAAAAATATATGAAAGTTTGGAATTGAATTGCTGTTTAAAATTTGCAATGTACCATCAGAATATATGTTCATTGTCTTTTGTTCGTATCTTGGATTTATATATCCACTTTTTTGTAAATTATAAATTTCTTCTAAATTTTCTGGATATCCAAGTCCACGAATCCAATTTTGAATCTCCATATAATTTTCAAGATTTTCATCGACTAAAAATCTAATATTTAAATCACCAAATACAATTTTATCTCCAGGAGTATCAATATCTTTTAAATATGTTGGTTGAACTGCAATTCCAAGATTAATGTCTGGTATATTTGCTTGATTGCAAAAAAATGCAATTTTAGGACTTCTTTTTAGAATAAATTTAAATCCTGTAGGGGAAAGAAAATTTCTATTTTCTATTTGAGTTTCTCTTCTTGACATTTTTTAAATATTTAGATAAAAAAAAGAGGGTCTCGAAAGACCCTCTTAATAAACTTTGTGAGAAGACTCACATCAGATTTTTTACTGCAACTCTGCGATAGTAGCGGTTAGCATTCACTTGAAGTCTACCAAGACCTTGATCAGTTCCTTCTGCAAATGGATTGGCAACTAGACCATAACGAGTCTTGAATCCAATTTTTGGTTGGAAGGAATTCTCACCAACGGCACGAACCATTTGGAGAGGAACATAAGGACAATAGAAGAGTCCTGCATCATAAGGGGAAGAACCCTTATAACCAACAACATAATACTGATTACCAGGAGATGTATTGCCTGATGTCAAGTTGGCAGAATAAGGATCGATATAAACACGATACTTGCCCTGTAACACACCTGCAAAGGTGTTACCAGTGTCGTCAACGTTTAGGTTAGAATTGAGTGCAGGGGTGTAGTCAAGAACACCAGCCATGGTTAATGCTGAAGCAACGTCAGCAGAGCACATGATGATGTTACCCTTTCCACGACGAGTTCTTTGTGCGATTGCGTTAGCATCACGCTCGATTTGGAACAGAAGTCCTTTGAACTTCTCAACGCTCCAACGACCGTTGGAATCAACGTCAAGGTCAAAGATACCAGCAGTTGCGGTATTCTGTACAGCACCTTGCTCAGCCACCTTGTAGATGGTTCTGATAACCTCACGGTTGATTTCAGCAAGAATCTCTGTAGATAGAATATTCGCAAGTTCTGCTTCGGCATTCAAACCGTGGATTGCCTTGAGATCTTGTGCGAGTTCTAATGAATACTCAGCCTTGAGTGCTCTAGATTTCGCAGTCACAGTTACTTTCTCGATTGAGAAAGCCATCTGATTGAATGCATCAGTGCCAGTATCAAGATTCTCGGCATCACCAGTAACCATTCCCTGGCCTACGTTGTAGGCAGTAGAAGTAGCAGTACCAACGGGGTTGAGAACTGAAGGGTTAGTTCCACTTTGAGCAGTACTACCAATACCAGCACCCGTGTCAGAGAATCCTGCTGATTCATCACGACCAGAATCTTGACCAGAGAATGCAGAATCTACTTCATTATAGAATGCTTCTGTACCCGACTGATTGATATAACGTGAACGCATTGCGAAGATGAGTCCAGTAGGACCACTCATTGGTTGTACACCAGCAAGATCGTATGCGACCAAGTTGGGCATTGAACGGCGAATGAGTGAGATCAATACGGGATCAAAACCAGCAGTAGGTCCGGCAGCAAGTCCAGCACCACCGCCAAAAGCACCAGATGCACCAGCAGCATTGCCACTGTTGGTTGGTGATTCCATCAACATTGACAATGAACCATTATCAAATGAGGATTGCTCTCTTAAAAATCTTTCTTGGTTCTCTAACAGGACTGCGGTTACCGCTCTACGATGTGAATCTTTGATTGAATCAAGACCCTCATAGTTGAGGAGAGGAGCCCACTTTTCCTGCAGATGTTCTGATTGAAACATTTGCTTTTACCTTTAGTGTGTTTGTTTACGTTTGATTTAATACTAAAGTCAGTTATTTATTAAATCTTGAAAGAGTGTTCAGGTAAGATGCCATTGTTCCTGAAATGGATTCAGGTGAACTATCTACGCCTTCTGACAGATTTTCAATTTTGGATCTTGGAACTTTATGTGTTGGGAAATAAGATTCCTTCAGCGTTTCCAATTTCTCACGATATTCTTCTTCACTTTCAAACTCAACACTTTCGGCAAGTGAGGCGAGCTTATCTTTCTGAGTGGCAGCAAGTCCACCAGAAACTTGTTCAAAGATTCCATCAGCAACCGACTCTGCGAGACGACTGTTGAGTGAAACGTTTTTCTCAATCTGCTCGTTGAGTTTCGTCTCCATATCATCAAGTTTGTTTACCATGCTCTCTAGAACATCATATTTATCTTCAGGGATTGTTACATAATGTTCTTCAAAAAGTCCTTTCATACCAGTCAAGAAGGACTCAGTGAGTTCTTCTTTCAGGCCTTTTTCAATTGAGAGTGTGTTTTCAGCAAACCACTCATCAGCAACATATTCAAGATAAGAATCTACACGATCATTCAATGCTTCTTTGATTTCTTCAATTTCTTCTACAAGTGCCTCAGCATATCTGATCTCAAGAGATTCTTTGATTTCACCAATTTTTGATCTGAGTGCAGATTCAAAAACAAGTTTTGCTTTTTCTCTAAACTCTTCGGAGAGTTCTTCTCCACCGAGAAGAGCATTTACATCTTCTTCAAGATCAAACTCTTCTTCTAGATTCTCATCATCTTCTTCTTCGTCATCTTCTTCCTTTTTACTTTTCTTACCATTTTTTTTCTCATCTTCCTCTTCTTCACCCTCTTCCTCTTCATCATCTTCATGTTTGGCTTCTAGAAGTTCCTCATCTTCTTCATCATAATCAGCATCTTCTTTTGCCATACCCTTCATAGGATCTGCACTTCTTGCACCCTTGTTAACAACATCTCTAACTTGTTTGAGTGTTTCGCCAGGCGTCTTGAGTTTTGCAGAATCATCATCAGAACGATAATTCTCAGGTGTAGGACCACCCAAATCTTCCCAACTACCAGTTTGACCTGGTGTTGAACCACTCAAATGACTCATTGAGTCAGCTGCTGCTGCATTAGCATTCACAGCAGTTTTGGATTGCTTTGTGCCTACTTCCATTTCTTGTAAATCTCCACGAGACATTTGAACTCTCCGATTTTCTTTTTATGAAATCTATATTTATTTATAATTTAATAATTTACAACGAATTTAGGAAATCGTTGAAAAGATTCAATCTATTCTCTTCTAGTTGTTTTTGTGAAACTAATGTATTTATTCTATTGTATGCTTTCCTTGCAGAATGCTCACGGAGCACTCCACCATCCCATACCCATTCCTTACCTTCCATAATCCCCTGAACGAATGCATCAGGTGCAGAGGGGTCTGCAACAATATCAGCAGCAGTTGCGAGCATAAAATCTTCACCAACTTCACTATAACCATTTTGAGTTGGTCTTAGTGAACCAATACCACGAGAAGAAACACCGAGCATCACACCTTCTTTGAGAAGTGCTTCGGCAATCTTACCCATAGGAGTGGAAAGAATTTGTGCTTTTCCAATAAAATTATTACCCTCACGATAAAGTTCTGTGATTTTATGAGAAACTCTGTCCAGGTTGACTGTTGGACCATCAGGATGTCCGAGTTCACCAAGAGCACGACCTTTATTTACATATTGTTCCGTATATCTTTTGACTTCACGTTCCATCACTGGCATACGATAAATTCTTTTATTCCGATTTGGTTGTTCGGTCTGAAGAAATGGTCCTTTGATATAAAGAGTTTTCTTACCGTTTCTTTCTTCGGTAATTACTTCTACTGATTCAATCTCTTCGGTAATAAGTTTCATCAGGCATCTCCGGAAATTTGTACTTGTTGATAATAAAGAGTTCCTGCACCAACACCATATGCGGAAACTTTATTTGATGTAGTAACAGATGCATCTGCGGATGAGAATGCTGTTACAATACCACTTGAATTATAATTCACAGTCATTCTTGACTGAAAATATCCAGCAACTCCGGCAGAAGTATCAACCGAAAGAACTTGTTGATGTGTGAAATTGTGATATGTTGAACCACTTAGAGTTACGTAATCTCCAACACCAAAAGGAACTTGAGTTCCTTCTGGCACAGTCACGATTGTTGTGGTTCCGGTTGTCACTCCAACAACACGATTAGATGCCTTTGTGAGCGCAAGTGTTGCAGTTCCACCAGAGGGAACATAATAATCGGCATTAGTTGCAGAAGGAGTTGCTCCAACGGCAACAAATGCAGCACCACCTACAGAAACGATTCTTACAACACTTGATTGAACAGAAAATGCCGAAGATGTTGATGCAGTTCCTGCCGTAAAGTTGAATGAGGATCCAGCCCCAACTGGTCTATGAGCCATTATTTTATTTGATACACTTTTAGTTATTTATAAATTCTTAATTACTCTTCATCATACTCTTCATTTTCACTCTCATCATCACCAAACATTGCGGATGATACAACGGGTCGGAAAGCACCATCGGAAGTAATGCTAAGTGTGAGCTCATAAGGAACTCCAGTTAATCCATTTCGTTCTAACTGGAATTTGAAAAGTGATTCTTTTGGAATATCAACTTGAGTTACTCCTTGATTTGAAGCATTAAAAAATCCACTTGCTAGTATTCTTCCACCAGTAACAGAAGTTCCTGTGAGATTATATTCAACTGAACTATCAACACCAGCACTCACCCAAGAACCAGCATTCACAGTTCCACTTGCCTTCACCTGCCATCCATAAGCACCAGTAGAAATCGGCATCATAGAAATTGCTGTAAGAATTACAATAGCATCTAAATTAGTTGTTTTTAAACGCAATCCAACTACAGGATAATATGTTCCAGCAGTTCCTAATGTTCTTGGAGTATTAACTGGAATATTAACTGCCTGTTGCAATCCACGAAGTTCATAACCACCTTCAGAAATTACAGTAGAACAAATCTGCTTGAGTGTGCTTAAACTTGTAGTTATTCCGGTATTTGCAATCTCATATCTCAAAGGTAATGATGCCGTTGTAATAAAAGGTCAATAAGTAATAATTAATATTTACGATAATTCCTTACAAGTAAAAGCAAACCAAATATCCAATTTTGTTGCATTATCAACTCTTCTTATACAAAGAGTGAGCATATTTGGAGTTGCTCCT